ATCAATGTATTTAGTACGCCTGAAGAAGATTTACCTGAGACTGATGAAGAGATGGAGTTATTCATGCAAATGAAATACAAACCAGCTATTGAAATAGCAGAAGAAGAAGCGATTAATACTTTGCTAGATGAAAATCATTACAATGATACTAGAAGTAGAGTTGATTACGATATTGCCACTATTGGTATAGGTATTACAAAACATCAGTTTCTTGCGGGTCAAGGCGTAGTTATAGATTATGTAGACCCAGCAAATGTAGTTTATAGCTACACAGAAGACCCTTATTTTAAAGATTGTTTTTATTGGGGCGAAATCAAAACTGTTCCTATGACGGAACTTATCAAAATAGACCCAAGTCTTACAAATGAAGATTTGGATAAAATTGCTAAGTATAGTCAATCATGGTATAATTATTACAATAATCAGCAGTTTTTTGAAAACAGTATGTTTTATAGAGACACAGCTACTATATTATATTTTAATTATAAAACCACTCATTCGTTTGTGTATAAAAGAAAAAAGTTAGCAGACGGTTCTTATAAAACAGTTGAGAAAGACGACCAATTTAATCCGCCAGTAGAAATGATGGAGGAGGGAAATTTTGAAAGGGTTGAAAAGAAAATAGATGTTTGGTATGATGGTATTATGGTTATGGGCACGAATATTATGCTGAAGTGGGAATTAGCTGAAAACATGGTTAGACCAAAATCATCTAACCAATTTGCTATGCCAAATTATATAGCATGTGCACCAAGAATGTATAAAGGTGTTTTTGAAAGCCTTGTAAAAAGAATGATTCCATTTGCTGATTTGATACAAATGACACATTTAAAAATACAGCAAGTGGTTGCAAGAGTTGTGCCAGACGGTGTGTTTATAGATGCTGATGGATTGAATGAAGTCGATTTAGGAACTGGAAACGCTTATAATCCAGAAGATGCTTTAAGGTTATATTTTCAAACAGGTAGTGTTGTAGGTAGGAGTTACACGCAGGATGGTGAGTTTAATAACGCAAGAGTACCTATTCAACAGCTTACAGCAAACAGTGGAGCAGGAAAAATGCAAATGTTAATAGCTAACTATAATCATTATTTAGATATGATTAGAGCAGTTACTGGATTAAATGAAGCTAGAGATGGCTCAACTCCTGATCCAAATTCTTTAGTTGGTGTACAAAAACTAGCTGCACTAAACAGTAACACGGCTACACGACATATACTAGAAGGAAGCTTGTATATTACTCGTACATTAGCCGAATGTCTTTCTATTAGAACTGCCGATATTTTAGAGTTTGCAGAATTTAAAGATGAGTTTGCTATGCAAATCGGTAAATATAATTTGAAAATACTGGAAGATATAAAACAACTTTATATTTATGATTTTGGAATATTTATTGAATTATCGCCGGATGAAGAAGAGAAGGCACTACTAGAACAAAACATACAAATGGCTTTATCCAAACAAGACATTAATTTAGAAGACGCTATTGATATACGTGAAATTAATAATTTGAAAATGGCAAATCAATTATTAAAGTTAAAACGAAAACAAAAGCAAGAAAGAGAGCAGCAAGCAAAAATGCAAGAACAACAAATGGCTGCGCAAATGCAAATGCAAGCTGAACAAGCCAAAGCTCAAGGTGAAGCTCAGAAAATACAAATGGAATCTCAGGCTAAAATTCAATACAGACAAGCAGACGTAGCATTTGAAATAGAAAAATTAAAAGCTGAAGCCGAATTAAAAAGAAATCTGATGGCTACAGAATTTCAATTTCAAATGCAAATAAAAGGCGTTGAACAGTCTGGATTAAATCAAAGAGATAAAAACAAAGAGAAAGCAAAAGACGATAGAATAAGTCAGCAATCTACACAACAATCTAAATTAATAGAACAAAGAAAAAATAATTTACCATCTATAAACTTTGAATCAAATGAGGACAGTTTAGATGGGTTTGATTTGGCTGAATTTGAACCTAGATAATGTTTGATAATTTTAATTGGCACAAGTATAAAACAATTAAATACCCTGCTGACAATTCTTTAAAAACATTAGGGGAAATAAAATCTCTTGTATCAAAACCACTGGATAAAGAGTTTGCATATAAGTTCGATAATATATTTAAAGTATTTAAAAACTTATTTACTAATCGTACAAGAAAGTTTCCAAACGAATTAGTTCAAGATATTATTACACATAGTAGAAAACCTATTATGAAAATAAAAAATTATCATGACAGAAAAAGACCGAACGTGGTTGCTAAAGAATTTTCTATAAATTTACCATATGTAAAAATGGAGTCAGCTCAAACACCTGCGTTCCCTTCGGGTCATTCAGCTCAAGCTTTTTTACTTAAAGAAGTATTGAGTGATATGTATCCAGAGATGACACCAGAGTTTGAAAAGGCAGCACAGAATATATCTAAAAGCAGAATAATGGCAAATGTTCATTATGAGTCTGATAAAAAAACTGGTGAGCAACTAGGAATGGATTTGTATAACTACTACAAAACCATCTAAAATAAATATAAATAATTGTATAACTTTGTAAAAAATTTAATCTAATGGAAATAAAAGTAAAAGACATAGGCTTGTCTGAAGAAAAGTCTAAAGCAGAAATAGAACAAGAACTTCTTGAAAAGCATGAAGAGAAGTTTGAGGAATCAGCAGAACCAGCACAAAAGGCAGAGAAAGTAGAAGTAGTTGAAGAAAAAAAAGAAGAGGTTGTTGCTGAAGAACCTGTAGAAGAAAAAACTCCCTCGTCAGAGTTAAGTGACGAAGACGTTCTTACATATATTAAAAATAGGTACGACAAGGAGATTACTTCAGTAGATGATTTGTTAGCTGAAAAAGAATCGGCTCCCGAATTACCTGAAGACGTTTCTATGTATTTAAAATACAAACAGGAAACGGGCCGTGGTATTTCAGATTTCTATAAAACACAAAGAGATTTTGATACCATGGATGATGATTCTTTGATAGCTGAATTTATTGCGCACAATGAAGAAGGATTGGATGCAATAGATATTCAGGATATTATGGATGATAAATTTGGTTTTGACGAAGAACTAGATGATCCAAAAGATATCAAAAGAAAAAAACTATCAAAGAAACGTGAGCTTGCAAAAGCAAGAAAATTTTTGAACGAACAAAAAGATAAGTATAAAGTTCCTCTTGAGTCAAGTGGGGATGGATTATCTGCAGATCAGCAAGAAAATTTAAATGCTTACAAGAAATATATCGACGAATCTAATACTATTAAGGAGGCAGCAGAAAAGCGCTATGATTATTTTCTCAATAAAACTAAAGAAGTTTTTGCTAATGATTTCAAAGGTTTTGATTTTACATTAGGAGAAAACAAATATACCTATAAGCCTGGCACTTCTGAAGAGCTATCAAATACTCAGTCTGACATAAATAATTTTGTCAAAAAATACACTGATGAAAATGGCTTAATGAAAGATGCAGCTGGTTATCATAAAGCTTTATCAGTAGCGATGAACCCTGAAAAGTTTGCACAATACTTTTTTGACCAAGGTGTTTCCTCAGCCGTAGATAATGTTACAAAAAAATCAAAAAACATTAACATGGAAATGAGACAATCACCGCAAGTTACAATAAAAGATGGGCGTAAAATCAGAAGCATCGGCAACCAAAGTAGTGGAAGAGGACTCAAAATTAGAAGTATTAAAAAAAGTTAAACATTTAAAATAATTAAAATTATGGCAGTAAATGCAGTCCCAGGATTTGACTTACAACCATCTGC